ACATCGCAAGTGCTCACAAGAAATACTACGAACGAGAAACTCAAAACATGATGGCTCGGCTCAATGCTCTCAACGCTGCTATAGATGCTTGTGAAAAACCTAATGTCTACGGAACATTAGATAAAGGAACAAGCATAACTCAAGAAATGCTAGTAGCTCAGCTCGAATCCCATAGTCTTAACATCAAAATCGATCAAGAGTTTGTTCAAGTTTTTGACAGATTATTACAGACTAACAATTTCGCAATGGTTGAAAGTCGAGTTTTGTCTAATGAAAAATTCAGAGATTGTCAAGAAGTTTTTGATAGTGCTGGAGATTTCTTTGGTCAGGCAAAAACTGGTGATGGATTTGGTAAAGTGGCAGTTGGTGTCGCAGCCGTTGGTTGTGCAGCAGCAGGCAGGTATGGATATACTATGTACAAAAGGGCCACTAGAGTCAAACCAAAAATTCCATGTATTTGTTCATTAACTTATGCTTTGGAAGCTATCCGACCGCGAATTGAACATCATTTAAATATCAAGGACATCTTTGAGTTTAAAACACAGCTTGATGCAGAAGCAGGAACTTCTACTAGTTACGACGCAATTTACACCATTCCAGATGAAAATGTCGAGGTTCAAGAACCACAAGAACCATCACTTACAGAAGAGAATAGTTGTAGTATTCCAGAACAACTTGAAACAAGAGTGGATTGTAGAAATGGATTTTTCATGGTCAATGGAGTCAAATACTTAATTGAATGTGATGAATGTGTAGCTACAATGGATAAGTCATACATGGAAAGCAGGTATGGTTGTAGTCTTGAATGTTGTTGCGTTTGTTCAAATCCTGAATGGTTAACATCTAATGTCGAAATGGCTTTTCAATCCGGACGTTATCTTTATTTTAAAGATTCTAACAACAAAGCTGACGGATTTGTTGCACGTAAAATCATGTGCAATACTTGTTCACAAGACCCACAGTATGTTAACAAATTGATGATGATGGGCATAAAACATGGTTATAGTGGAGCCAAGAATGATCAAGAGCTCGCCACATTTGATATTGTCAAATCAATCGCTTGGGCGATAGGTACAGTGTCAGCAATCATTTATGCTCTTAAGATTCTTGCTTGGATTTACAACTTAATTTTTCCAACTTGTGGAAATTCTGGTCCCGATGGGGATTATGCATCTGAAAGAAGGAGACAAGTCGCTCAAAAAAGATTGCTTAAGAAAGAAAACAAGCGAGCAAGAAAATACATGAGACAACATCAAGGAAATTCAGATTTTGACATCGCTGCAATATACAAAAAGAATATTGTACATCTTGATGCTGGTGGTTATAAAACACGTGGTGTAGCTGTTGCTGGCACTAACGTTCTTACCACAGGACATTGGTATGAAGAATTTGTCAAAAACGGGTCATGTACTGTCGATGGCGGTAAGGAGATTTCTTGTGACGATGTTGATGTAAAGAAGCTAAGTATGCAGTATGAAGGCGAAGAAAAATTCGCTGATATTGTTATGCTTAAATTTCATAGCTTTATACCATCCAAGCGAAACATAGTTCATCACTTTATCACTGAAGATGAGCTTGAAAGGGAAACGGTTCCTCAAAGAGTCCAATATGAAGATGCACGCAGCACGCGGTCAATCATGGGCCTACCCATAATTGAAACGTTCCATTCTTGTTATTACAATGGTGGAGATCGTTTCATTTCTGGGTGGGAATATGATTTCAACAATGTGGGTGTCGACTATGAAGTCTATAATGGTGGATGTATGTCAGCTTTGATTGATGGCATACATAAACAAATTATAGGCTTCCATGTAGCATCCGGGCCTAAGAAAATTCTGCAAAGACATGGTTATGCTCAATGTATCACACGTGAATGTCTTCAAGACTTATTAGGTGTTGATAGCGTTAAAGAGTGTGATTATGTTGATCTTAATTATCTTTATGCAGAAGATTTTGATGCCAGTTTGAAAACTGAACCGATGTTGGCTTTAAAGCCATACATTTCAGTGCAAGCATCATTAAAAGAACCAATCCGACATGTCACATTTACTGATTTGCGACCGTCACCAATGTTTGGAGTTTTAACAACAAATGGAAAGAAACCAGTCGTCTTCCAAACACATGGTGAAGCATTCCCTGGAATTGCTAAAATGGAAGAAGCAATAAATAAAAATTCTAATGATGTCAAAATCCCACCGAAATGGTCAAACAAAGCTAGAAATGCATTGAAACACGCAATTTTAAAAATTGTACCTACTTACAAAGTTAAACAATCTAGAACAACGACAGAATGTATTGATGGTGTAATAGGAATGGAATTCATGAGACCCCAGATATCAAATTCTGCGAATGGCATTCCATTAAGAGAACTGTTTCCAGCTAAGAAAGACACATACAAAAGAGCAGGAAAGAATTTGTTTTTAAACACTATTGTTGTAGATCTTCATGAAAGAAACATGGCAATGCGGTATAAAGGCGAATGTCCACCAACAGCTTTTCAAGTTGTTTTAAAAGATGAACTAAAATCAGAGGAGAAAATAAACAGTCCACGAGAAGTTGATTGTTCACCAACAGAATACACGCACGCAGTGCGTAAGTACACTCTCGATTTTAGCGCAGCTTTTTATGAGAACAATATGAAAACTTTTTCTGCAGTTGGTATGAATTGTCTCGGATCAGATTGGCAGCGGCTCGTTGCTAAGTTGAGATGGAAAGACAACATCATTGCTGGCGATGTTTCAGCTTTTGGACCTACATTATCACACGTCATTTGTGAGAATGTTTGGATAGCAATTAACCATTGGTACGACAATTTCGCTGAAAACAGAGACCAACAAAGCAATTTCATTCGTAATGTGCTTAGTAAGGAAGCAACAACTTCTGTTAAAGTAGCGTACAACACAGTTTTTAAAACTAATGCATCTAGTCCATCTGGTCTTGGTATCACGACCATTGTTAACACTTGTTCAATGTGGCAGTATTTATATATTGCATGGTGTGCTATAGCCGAACATTGGTATTCTGAGGGAAAGACTGTTGAGGATATAGATTTAGTTGAAATTCAAACGGTTGAAACATTTGAACACTATGTGGACACTGTAATATATGGAGATGATCTAATATGTTCAGTGAGCCCAGTGGTTAAACAAATGTTCAACAATTTGACATTAGCTAACTTTTTCAAAACAATTGGTCTAAAATACACAGATGGCACCAAACAGCAGGTTAGTGTTCCTTTTGTCGAATTACATCAAGCAACCTTTTTAGGAAGGGCTTTTTCCAAACTTCAAGTGGATGATGATGAATATGACGTGGGAGCATTAGATCAAACTTTGATCCAAAACATCGTGAACTGGACGAAATGCAGAAACCCGAAAAACATCAATCGACACATGCTTAGTGCAACGCAGAGTGCGCTAATTGAAAGTATGTATCACGGACCAGCCATACATAACAAGGTTTTTGGA